ACGGAAGGGGACGACGCCGCCCCGAGCGGCGGTCATCTGATAGACGTTCGTGAGAATGTTCGCGCCGCCGGATGCGCCGGTCGTTCCGGCGTAGGCGCGGAGCGTGGCGAGGCGGAGGGCGCCCGTCGGGATCGCCGGCTCAACGGGCGACGCTGCGGCCGCGCCGGAGGTCACGCCGAAGATCGGCAGGGACGCCGCGTCTCCGGTCGTGTTGTCCCCGTGCTTCACCCATAGAACATCGATCCGGGAGTTCGAGGCCGGGGCGCCGGCGGCGATCGGGACGTCGACGACGCCGTCGTTCGTCGGTAGGGTGACGCCGTCGGCCTTGCCTTTCGAGCACGCGAACTCCGCCGCTTGCACGCGGAAGTGCCACGTGGCGAGGGCCGAGACGATCGAGGCATTCGCGCCGCCGAGGACGCCCGTCCGAGGCGATCCGTCCGCGTTGCATACGAGCGTCGCCATGTTCATGAGCCGCGCGTCGAGAGGCGTCATCGCCGCGTTGCGGACGAAAGATCGCGTGAGTGTCATGTCGTCATTCTCCCTTACATGCTCGCCGGGGCGGCGTAGATAGTGATCGTCGGCGAGCCTGTCACGCTTCCGAGGGGGTTGATCTGATAGCGGCGCGTCGCGCCGGCGGGGATCGTAAACCAATCCCGCGAGAGAAGGAAGGCCGTCACGTCGCCGGCTGCGAGCGTCGCCCGCTGCGTCCGCGAGTCGAAGACGATCACCTCGCCGTAATTCGTGGCGCGTACGAAGGTGAGCTCGCGGCCTGTCTCGATCTCCGTCACGCGGAAGCCGGCCGCGTCGAACGAGCCGGCGCCGCCTACCTCGATACCCGGGAGCGTGGCCGAACTTCCCGTGTTCGTGAATTGCACGATGCCCTCGACGCCGGCCGTCCCCCAGTCGAAGAAGAGGGCGAGCGATCCGAGGTTCCACTGCAGACCGGTGCCGGCGGCCGGCATCCCCTCGGAATCGGAGACGGTCGCGCCGTAGCGGCGAGGGTCAGGGGCGACGAGGGCGAGGTCGAAGGGAAAGTGCGTGAAGCCCTGCTGGAACGTCGTCGAGGCCTCGAGAAGCCAGACGCGCCGCGTCGTCGCGCCGAGCTCGTCGGTAACGCGCATCGTCACGGCCTGCCCGTCCGAGAAGAGGGCGTTGAGGCGCTGCCGCTGCGCGAGGGCGTCGGCGACGCTCTGCCCGTAGTACTGCCCGTTCACGACGGGGCGGTGCTCTTTCGTGAAGATCTGCCCGAGGTTGTAGGAGCCGTGCGCGTTCGGCCGCTTCGAGAGTTTCGGATCCGCGGACGCGAGGCGATACCACTCGTCCAGGGTCACGTTGTTGTAGACCCATCCGCCCGCGACGTCGGGCGTCGGGGCGAACGTGATCGAGTCCGTCGCGGAGATGAGTTCGACGAGGGTCGGCATTACTTCTTCCTCCACTTGCGGAGTTCCGCCGCGATCCGGCCCTCAGTCCCGAGGGGATCTTCGGCCTCGTTGATCACGAGGTCGCCGCCGATGAAAGGCGCATCGCTGCCGCGGTCCGTCGAGGCGCGATCGAGGGGCACGACGGAAGCGCCGCGGCCGAGGTTCAGGATCTCCGGACCCTTCTCGCCGACGAGGACGGAGCCGCTTCCGGTGATCACGCCGCCCTTCGCGAGCATGGGGATAGTCGGGATATTGAGGCCCCACGTCTGCCCGCCGACGATCGGCACCCAGTCAGGGATCGTCACCTTGAGTTGATTGATCCCGCGGATAGCCGAGTTCACGAGGCCGATGATTCCGTTGATCGGTCCGCGCACGACGGAGAGGGCGCCCTGGAAGGCGTTCCCGATGAAAGTGCCGATGCCGCCGAAGACGCTCTGGATCGTGTTTCCGACGTTCGTAATCGCGTCCGAGATGAATCCGACGACGGGCGAGATGACGTTCGCCCATACCCAGTTGAACGCCGTGGCGACGCCGTCGAAGGCGGGTTTGATCGCGTTCGCATAGAGCCATTGGAATACGATCCCGGCGCCCTGGATCGCCGCCTCGATGAAGCCGATGATCGGCATGATGATCGAGTTCCAGATCCAGTTGAAGACCTCGCCGATCGCCGAGAAGACGGGGGAGATCACCGTCTCCCACAGCCATGTGATGACAGCCGCCCAAAGCCCGACGTAGATCATGATGCCGGTAACGATCGGCAGGATGATGTTCTCGTAGATCCACGTGAAGACCTCGCCGATAGCCTGGAATACGGGCTGGAGGACAGTCGTCCAGAGCCAATCCCACGCCGTGCCGATCGCGTTGGTGACGTTCGTCCACACGTCCTGGAAGAAGGTCGTCTGCGTCGCGAGCCAAATGATCCCGGCGACGAGTGCCGTGATGCCGATGACGATCCATGTAAGCGGGTTCGCGAGTAGCGCAGTGGTGAACGCCCACGTGGCCGTCACGGCGCCCCATATCGCCGGCGCGAAAACGACGAGGAGGGCGGCCGCGAGCCCGCCGAGCACAGAGCCGACGAGCGGCATGTTGTCGATGAGCCACCCGAAGGCGGGGAGCGCAGTGTCGGTCATGAAAGACAGAACGTTATTCCACGCCGGCAGGAGCGCCGATCCGAGCTTCGTCGTCTGATCCTCGAGCGATGCCGTGAGGATCTTCTGCTTGTTCGCGGCGCCGTCGCTCGTCTTCTCGAAGTCGCCCATCGCGGCGGTGCCGTCTTTCTGGACGATCGCGAGCACGGCCGCGGCCTTCTCTTGCGCCGTGAGCTCGGCGGCGTTCGTCTTGCCCGTCGCGGCCATAGCTTCTTGCTCGACGCGCGCGGCGCTGATATTCGGGATGAGCGCCTGCAGAGAGTCATACTCCCCGCGGAAGGCGGCAGATATGCGATCGGCGACGTCCGCCGTCGGCACATTGTTGAATGAGCCGAGGTCGGCGCTCATCTGCACGACCTTCTGCGACAGGCCTGCCGCCTCGTCGCCGGTGAAACCGAGCTGCGTGAACATGTTCCCAAAGCCCGCCGCCGCGTCGAGTGCCGCCGCTTTCGAGAGGCCGACCGCCTGGGCAGCGCCAGAGGCCCACGACTCGAGCGCCCCAGCGTTCGCCCCGAAGATCGTCTGCGACTTCGACAGCGTCTCGTTCAGATCCGAGGCGCCGCCAATCGCGCCGGTGAAGTAGCCGAAGAGGGCCTGCGTTCCGCCGACGGCCGCGAAGCCGCCGACGATGCCACCGAAGATCGACCGGCCGATCCCCTGCCCGGATGCCGCGACCGCACCCTGGTTGTCGTCGAGATCCTTCGCGATTTTCGGGCCGATGCCCTTCGCGTCGGCGTCAATGACGACGATGCCCTCGGCTACTACCTGACCGGCCACGGGTTACCCTTCCTTTTCCGGCTTGACGTGTTCGACCCACTCCGAGACTTCGGCGAGGACCGCCGCCTCCGGCGCCTGCGTAGCGCCGCCTCGGCTGCTCTGCGCCCCGCTGCCGCCGTGCTCTTCCCGATAGCGCCTCTCGGCGATGACGGCGGCACGGACGCCACTGTAGGCCGTGAGGCGCTGCGCGAGGGAGAAGTAACGGGGCCCGTCGATCGCGTCGACGTCGTCGATCCGATGGAACGCCGAGAGGTCCGAGGCGACGTCCGCCTCGGCTTCCTCTTCGACAATCCACATGATCTGTTCAGCCCTCGCTCGGAATAGGTCGGTCAGACTTTTGGGCCGGCGTCAAGCCCGCCCATCGCGGCCGTCTGAATGCGCTCGGCGATCTTCCGGAGAAGCGTCACGGACTGGCCGGGGTTGTTCTCTTCGTACGTGATCAGATCATCGGCGAGCGCGTCGTAGGCTTCCTCGCCGCACGCCGTTTCGATCAGCCACGAGGACGCGGCGTCGCCGATCGTCCGGGCGAGCTTGAGGTACTTGAGCGCGAATCCGGGATTCGGCTTCGCGGGCATTGTGTACGTGACGAGTTCGGAGTCCTCGGTCGGGTTGCCGTCGTCGTCGAAGATGGGCCGACGGACGGAGAACACGGGGAGGCGCTCTTCGCTCGTCGCCCACGCCTCCGCGGCGCCTTCGACGTGCTCGAGTGTCGCGATCGGTTCGCTGCGCTTAGTCATCTCTGTCTCTTCTTTCGGGGGTAGTTATCGGGGGTTGTGGCGCGCCGCCGGCGACGGGTGTAGGGCCGCCGGCGGCGCGGATCGGTTAGGACGTTGCGTCCTCGATCTTGAGGGACTTGATCACGGTCGAAACCCAGTGCAGTTTCCACGTGACCGGGACGACCGTCTGGTCATCCTTCTTGTAGCCGATGCCGACGGCATCCGTCGGGAGCGTCTTCCGGACGATGATCCGGCGCTTGAAGCCGCCCGGCGCGATACCGTCGATCAGGATCGCGGAGTACGCGGGCTTGAACGCCGTCAGGCCGTCGTCGAGTTCGAGCACCTTCGCGACCGGAGCCGCGTTCGCGATCGCCTGCGCGATGTTCTCCAGCGTCGCCTCGGCCATCGTCGTCTTCACCGTGACCTCGCGGCCGGTGCGGCGCGACTCGATGATATCGACGATCTGGTCGACGGTCAGCGTCGCGAACTCGCTCGAGACGTTGAGCTCCAGTCCGCCCTTCGTGCCGCCCACGTCGACCCACGCGAGCGCCGGAGCGGTCGCGATCGTCGCCGGGTCGGCGGTTCCGAAGGGTGCGACGTAGACCGTCGCGGGCCCCTGAATCAGATTCGTAGAGGTAACGGGCACGTCACTCTCCCTTCTTGTCGGCGGACTCGCCGGCGGCTGCGGCCGCCTCGTCGTCCTTCTTGTCGAGTGCCTTCGACTTCTTCTCGTCGAGGACGAGGCCCTGGCGAGTCAGATCGAGAAGCGTGGCGTCGTCCACGGTCAGGACTTCGCCGGGGGTGATCGTCGTTCGGATCTTGTGAGTTCCCACGGCGTCATCCTTCCTATCGGTTGTCGGTTTACGGGGGCTCATGCGCGCGCCCATTCGAGCACGAGATCGAGGGAGATCCGGGCGAAGCCGCTCGGATCGTCGGTCACTTCGTAGGGCTCTGTCACGACGTACGCCGAGAGGACGACGGCGCCGGCGTAGTTCGCCGGCATGGCGACCGGCGTCGAGTACTTCGCCGTCGGGAGTTCCGTCGCCACGCGCACGAGTTCGGCGAGGCGGGCGGCCTTGTTCACGGGCGGCTTGACGCCGTCGGGCGAGTGCGCCCAGGCGTCGATCTGCACGAGCGGCCGGCGGATCGGCACGTCGACGTCGGGCGTCCCGGTGACGATCGTCGCCTGTACGAAGCCGAGGTCGGCCCACGCTGCGAGATCGCGCGGGAGCCGCGTCGCGACCATGCCGGGCACGAGGCCGGGGACGCGCTGCCCGAGCCATGCGACCGCCACGAGGGCGTTCGTCGGGTAGTACGGGCCCGGAGGGACGGGGCTCATGCGCCGGCCCCTCTCGCGCGGAGCCGCGTCCGGCGGCTCGTGATCGTACGGATGCCGTGCCGGCGGATGCCGGCGCCGCGGTAGTTCAGATCGCCGGCCTTCGACTGCAAGAGCGCCGGGCGGGCGAACGGCTGCGCGCGCATCTTCGACGTCCCGCGTTCGACGGCGAGGCCGTAGTCCACCTCGTCATCGTCCCCGAAGCCGACGGTCATCGTCACGCGCGAGCCCTTGAGCTCGGACTCCGTCTCGATCGTGTCGTGGAGGGCCCATGTCCGCTTCGGGACGAGGCGCTGCATCCGGACTCCGACGGCCTGCCCGAGGGCTTCCATGTGGGGGAGCATCTGTCGGGCGATATCGTCGCCGTCCGTGACTCGCGTAATGCGTATGCGCGTCGTCATTCTGCTCACCCCCTTTACGGGCTAGTGTCTGATAGGCTGAACCGTTTACGAGTCCGTGCGCCTGAGTCTGATAGTAACGGACGAGCGGCCGGAAAGCCCGCGCGCCGTGCGCCGGAAGTTGTCGAGGGCGTAGATCTTGCCGTCTCGGAGATCCTTGATCCGATCGCCCTCGTCGACCGGGACGTTCGCCGAGACGCGGCCGATGAGCTTCCGCACGCTGCGCCACGTGCTCGACGCCTGATCGAACTCCGTTCCGTCGCGCTCAATGATCGAGATCGGGAAGTCCTCGAAGCCGGGGACGATCGTCGTCGCGTCGACCTCGTCGCCGAGGCCGTCAGTCGACGAGCCGCGGAGAAGGGCGGCGCGGGTAGTGGCGACGATCACGAGCCGACGGACTTCCACGCGAGCGAGTCGTCGTACTCTTCCGAGAGAATGTTCAGGGGCCCGCGCTGCGCGGCGCGGTCCTTCGAGCGCGTGAGACTGCGCCACGACAGGCGGCGGATGCTCTTCCGCGCGAGCGGGGCGAGCAGGTGCGCGTCGACGTTGCGGAAGTTCGCGGACTCCCCATCCTGCGAGGCCGAGGTCACGTCGGCGCGCGAGAAGAGATCGGGGTTATCGAGCACGAACGCGGCCTGGTAGCACGTCGCGAGCTTGAGCCAATACCGATCACGATCCGAGATATCCGGACGATCGACGACCTCGATCACGCCGATGATCGTCTCGAGGGAGCGGACCGCGATCCCGCGTTCTTTCTCCGTGACTGTCTTCCCCGTGATCTCGTCGACGTCTGCGATAGTTGCCCACGGCGTAGCGGCCATGTCTGTCTCCCTCGATTGAGCGAGGGGCCGGCACCCCCCGAAGAATGCCGGCCCCTCGTCGTCGTCACGCGCTTATTCGGCGGACTTCTCGTCGGCGGGAGCCTTGTTCGGCTCGCCGCCCTGATCTGCGGGCGCGCCGGCCTCGTGGCCGGGCTCGCCCTTCTCGTCGGACGTGTCGGGGGTGTGTCCGGCGCCGTCCGTGTTCGCGGGTGCGTCCTCGCCCTGCAGTACGATATCCGGGCCCGAGGGCTCGGCGATCCGCTCGGCGACCGCGACCTCGACGACGTACGTCAGTACCCACGAGATCCCGTTCGCGTGCTGCTTGATCGAGACGAGTCGAACGTCGTCAATCGGGCGCATTCCCTGGGAGAGCGCGTACTGCCGCGTCGCGGCCTTGTTCGCGCTGTGATCGTAGCCGTTCGCCTCCGTCGGCTTCACGCCGGGAGGGAGAACGAACACCTTCACGTGCTCATTCCCCTTCGCCTCGTCGGTGTGAATGTCGGCGGAGCGGCGCGCGATGATCTCGGCGTCGCTCAGGGCCTCGCCCGTCACTTCGTCGATCGTCGGATCGGCTGCCTTCTCGGCTTCCGTTGCGTCGCTCATCGTCGGACCGCGATCAGGCGAGCTGCTCGTAGATCGCGTGCGCCTGCGGCATCGTGACGCCGGCGGCCTTGCGCGCGCGGACCTTGAGGATGTCCTCGTCCGTGAGGGCCGAGGTTCCGTCGCGGCCGGGGATGACCACGGACTCGAACGGCTTGCGGTTGCCGACGATCGCGGCCGCCTTGTTCACGACGGCGAGAAGCGGGTTCCCGGTCGTGCCCTTGACGCCGAGCGCGCCGGCGACCTTCGTCGAGGCGACGGCCGACACCTTCGCGCCGTTCGACCACACGACGGGGAGCCCGAAGAGGTTGTCGACGCGGCGGCCGTTGACGAAGTCCGTCAGGAAGAGCGGGCGGCCCTGGCCATCCTTGATTCCGCGGAGGACGCGGCGGAAGTACGGGTGCGCCACGATGTTGACCTGCGTCTCGTCGTAGTAGTCCGAGTCTTCCGCGATCGCGATCACCTCGTTCAGCGCGTCGTACGCGGCGCCCGCTGCGGCGAAGCCGGCGACGGTGAGGCCGCGGTGGTTCGCGTTCGCGGTGTAGCCGGTCGTCGCGTCGACGGTCGTCAGCGCCTTGTAGAGCGACGTGAACGGGACCGTGGTTCCGTTCTCCACAGCGTTGACGCCGATCGCTGCGTTGTCGAACTTCTTCGCGAAGGACGAGCCGGCGGAGGCCTTCTTCGCGTCGAGGTAGTCGGCGAGCTTCTTGTCCTCGACGTCTTCCTCGGCGATGCGAAGCGCCTTGCCGAACTTGCGAGCGCGGATCGCGATGACGCTCGCGGTCGACGTGTCCTCGCCGTAGGCGCCGCCCTTCGGGATGACGTCGACGTCCATGTCGTCGATACGCGGGATCTCGACGACGTTCGCCGTCATCGTGACCGGGCGGGCCACCTTCTCCCATGCGCTCGTGTGCGTGTAGGCCTTGACGACCTGCGAGTCGCGATCTTCGACCAGCCAGCCGGTCGCGTCGATATCGTTACGTGCCATTGCGGCAGCATCCTTTCAGATATGGAATGCCGCCCGAAGGCCGTACCGGCTGCGCCGGTGTGGAGCACTATTCGCTCTTGCCGCCGAGAATAGCACGGCAGACAGACGAACGCCCCTCGCGGGGGAGCGAGGGGCGTTCTAGCGTGTCGGAGGAAGTGCCGCTGGGGGTCGGCGCTCCGTCGCGCTGCGGGGAGTCTACCGGCCGCCGCCGGTCACGAGGGCCGCCTGGCGCTGCGAGGCGGTCATCTTCTCGCGGGGCTTGCGCCCGGTCCCGTCCCGATCTCCGCCGCCGGCGACGGACTCGCGGCGCCGGCGGGCCGGCTTCGCGAAGAAGGTCGGGTACTTCTTTTGAATGCGCTCGATCTCTTCGTCGAGGCCTTCGATCTCCCCGTCGTCGTCGAGGTCGAGGTCGTCGAGCTTCACGAAGCCGATCAGATCGGCCGCGACTTCGCGCGTCACGCCGGCCGCCACGAGGGCCGACTTCGCTTCGCTGCGCTTGATCCGCGTGTCGGCCTCGGCCTTCGCCTCCGCCTTCGCGGCGTCGCGGATCGCGTCGAGATCCGGCGCGTCGTCGTCGTCTCCGGCCTTCTTCTTGCCGGCCGGCTTCGGCTTCTTCGCGTCCTCGAGCTCGCGGCGGAGACGCTTGATCCGGTCGCGCTTGACCTTATTCGAGCCCGCCGAGGTCGAGAGACGGTCCGTCGCCTTCTTGAGCTCGGCGCGCAGTTCGGACTCCGAGAGATCGGCAAACTCGTCGTCGTCGTCTCCGTCGTCGTCGTCGTCCTCGTCGTCTTCCTCGTCGTCGTCTCCGTCGTCGTCGTCTCCGTCGTCGTCGTCCTCGTCATCGCGCTTCGACTTGCCGCCGCTCGCGCTCTTCGCGAAGGGCGAGAGGAAGAAGGGGAGCGGGCGCTCGCCGGTCGTGATCCAGTCGTGCATCTTGTCCACGGGGTTGTCCTTTCGGGGGTTGTGGAGTAGGGGTTACTCGTCGACGGCGACGAAGACGCCGAGGGTCCGGGCGTGATCGGCGCACAGGGCGCGCTCTTCGCCGTTGATCTCGTACGTCTTCACGTCATCCTCGGAGCCGCATTCGCAAGTCATGGCCGTATCCTACTGCGCGAGCCGGCGGGCCTGCTCGTCGACGAGGCGAGTCACGACGCGATCGAGCTCGTCGTCCGTCATCTCCGGCGCCGTGAGGTCGACGAGGGGGGCGAGTTCGCGAGCGAGATCGGCGGCCGTGAACGGCACGGTCGGCGCATCCTTGCCGGCGGCCTCGTTCACTCCGGCGAGGATCAGCTGGAGCATGTCGGCGTTCGGGTCGAAGCCGCGGATGCGGAAGGCTGCGCTGTGAGCCTCGTCCCACGTCTGATCGACGCGCGCATGAATGTTCGCGAGTCGACCCTGCTCGGAGTCGCGTTCCTGCTGGATGCACTTCCTCAGCCACTCTTTATCGTCTGCGCTTAGCACTTCATCCTCCGGATTGTAGGGGGTCGATCCGCCGCCCGCGGGGGATCCCGCGTTCGCGCGTGCCATGTAGTCCGACGGATTGACGGGATTCCATAGCCGGTACTCGTGAGTCTCGAAGTGACAGTGAACGCCGGTCGACTGCCCGGTCGTCCCCATCCGCCCGACGGGCTGCCGTGCGCTCACGCGCTGCCCGGTCCGCACGTAGAGCGAGGCGTGGTGCAAGATGCGGTAGTGGTCCCCGACATGGAACGCCGTCGGCCCGTCAGCCCGGATGCGGACCTCGTTCCCGGCGCCGCCGTTGTAGCCGGCGAAGACGACAGTCCCGTCGACGGGCGAGCAATTATCGACGAAGCCGATCAGATCGTCGCCGTTGTGCGGCTGGACGATCCCTGTCACGGGGTTACGTCGGGCGGGATCAAAGGGCGACGAGACGCGAGGGCGCGTCGTCGATCCGTTCGGCCAGTAGACGGTCATCGTTCGGCCAGGATCTCGGCATAGGGCGGGAGCGTGACGAGTTCCCCGTCGACGAGTTCGACGGCGTCGAAGGTGTCGGGCTGCCGCGCTTCCCACTCGGCCTTCTTGAGCGGGTCGAGATGCGCCGGCGCGGGATAGAAGACCTCGCACCATGCGCGCTCGCCGTCGGGCGTCGCCTCAAGGAAGGCGCGGATCTCGTCGACCGCGTTATCCGGGTCGATCACGCGGCATCGTCGCGTCGGCAATTGGGAGACTTCGGGGGTCATGAGCGGCACTCTACCACTAGGGCCGGCCGCGCGTGCCGAACTCGCCCGCCTTGATCGCGCGCGCGGCGTAGGCCTTGACGCTCTTCGGCGCGACCACGCCGCGATCGAGAAGGCGCTCGGCTGCGTCGACGCGGACGCGCATCGGCTCGGACTCGAGAGAGAAGCCACGGAGCACGGAGCGATCCGCCTCGCGGCGGAGGGCGTCGGCGTACTCCCGCGAGACGAGAGGCTCGATCGTGCATCGGCATCTCGGATGCCGCGGCGGCACGTCGACGGGGTTGGGGTGATAGGACTTCGCGCCGTACGTGAGGCCGCCGGGGAACGGCTTCCCCGGCTTCGAGATCTGGCCGGAGTAGGCGAGGCATTCCACGCAGGCGTTCGTCTCGGCTACCCATACCGTAGAGAGGCCGACGGCATCGGCGACGGCTGCCGTTCCCTTGTTGCCGGCGTGATTGACGAGCGTCGTCACGTCGCGCTGTAGGACGTTCGAGGCGTTGAACACGGGGGCGAGCACGGTCGCGACGTCAGCGCCGGCGCGGGCGAGCTTCCGGGCCTTCGCGAGTTCGGCGGCGATCGCCTTCTCCGATGCGCGCGCGGCCGCGACGAGTGAGCTCGGCGGCGTGCCGGGGATGCCCTTCACGGGCCCCTCGCCGATCACCTTCTCGGCGTCGAGTACTCCGAGGTTCCATGCTGCGCCGACGGCGGCCGCGAGATCCCGTCCGATCGCCGGCGCGACGAGGGTAAGGACGCGCGCCCGGATCTCCGGCGACTCTTGCGCGAGCATCCGCCGGAGAAGATTGACCGTCTCGAGGAAGCGCGAGACGCGCGCGACGCCGAGGATCTGCCGCTCGAGCCGCGCCAGCTGCTGCTCGGCGCTCACTTGTTACGCCGCTCGCCTCGTGACGATCGCGGCCGTCCGAGGCTGCGTGACGACGTCGTCGGGCAGGGCGCCTTCGCTCGCGACCGTTTCGACGTAGCGGAAGACTTCGGGGATCATCGCGGCGATGCCGGCCGCGTCGATCGCGCCGAGCGTCTGCGCGTTGCCGAGGGCGGCGAGCGCCGTCGCGAGGACGGTCACGAGATCCGGCGAGATCGCCGGCGCGCCGTCGGGATACCACGTCGACACCTGCGTGTCTGTGTAGCCGGCTTCGAGAAGCGCCGTTCGTACGGGCACGCCCGCCTTGACCTTGAGCGCGACGAGTTCCAGGCCCTCTTTGTCCGTGCTCGTCTCGGAGGGGTTGAACGCGATCTGCACGTCGGCCGAGATGCCGAGCACGCCGAGCACGGTATCGGCGATTTCGCGGAAGAAGCCGGTCGCCTGGCGCTTGATCCGCGCGGCCGCCCGGTTCGATCGGCCCTCGGCACGCCGGCGCGCTTCGCCGCTCGGCTGCTCGCCGTTGAGGTCGAACTCGAAGAGCGCCACGCCGCACGCGACGGCCATAGCGCGGACGTACCAGTCCATGTTCGCGAGGAAAGGGTCGGAGGTTGCGGCCTCGTACGTGCCCGTCTCGCTCACGCCGCGAAGGTACTCGACCGCGCCGGGGACGACGCGCGTCCTCCGGCCCGTCGTCGCGTCGCGCCGGCCGTCGGACTTGTCGGGCGTCGTCGTCGGCCCGTCCGTCCCGAAGTCGTCGTCGATATCGTCGTCGATCTCGGCGTTCGGATCGACGAGCGCCCATCGCGAGGGGAGCCCCTGCGCCTCGACGTTCACGAGGTTGTTCGCGCTGATCTTCGTTATCGCGTCCTGCGGGCCGTAGGCCTTCCGATGCACGGGCACGCCGTACGGCTTGCCGCCGATCGGGAGGTGGGCGAGAAGCATCCGGCCGCCGTCGTGTTCCAGGTAGGCGTCCTCCGGCTCGCCGTCTGCCGGATAGTCGAGCTCGAACTCGTCGGCGTCCGAGACGTTCGATCCCTCGGCGTAAACCTTGACCGAGGCGTCGTCGTAATACAGGATCGCCTTCGTGATCGGCTCATCCTTCGAGCCGGCATCCCAGACGTGGACGCCGTAGAGCGCGCGGCGCCCCGTCTTCTTGTCGTAGACGCGGACCGTCGAGAGGGGCGACAGGCCGACGGAGTCGATATCCTCGACCGTGAATGAGCCGTCGAGATCGAGGCCCGTCGGGTCCGTGACCACGTAGTAGTCGCCGAACATGCACGCCTTGTGGATCCAATCGACCGACTCGTCGTCGAGGTCGTTCGCGTCGGCCCACGTCTCGAGGGCCTTCTTCGCTGCGCTGCCGGTCCCCGTGATCGAGGCCAGCTCGACCTTGTCGGCGATGACGTCGACGGGGATATGCGCGAACGATAGCGGCGTATCCTTCGCCTGCTTGATGATCGTCTCGGCGGCTCGGCTCGTCGCCTGCTCGGCTCGCGTGCCGTCGTAGAAGTCGCGGGCGAGCTCGTAGTCGGGGGCCTTCTTCGCGATCAGCGCGAGCCCGCGCTCGAGGTCGCGTCGGATATCTGCGAGATCTTCGGGAGCGTCGGCCATGCTCCGAAGGATAGCCGACGCCCGGCACAATAGCACGGCGCCCCGCCTCCGTCGCGATCGGAAGCGGGGCGTCGATCCCTCCCCAGGGGCTGCTCGTTCCCACGACGAGCGGTCCGTCGCGTGCCGTCCCCACGGCCGCGGCGAGATCTCAGATCAAGGCACGTACCACGCCGTGCACTCGTTCGCATCGTTATACTCGCGGCACTCTCCGGCCTGCTGATCGCCGCCGGGCTGCGCGGGAGCGGCGGGCGCCTGCGGCGCGGGAGCGG